TTTTATAAAATTTCCTTTTTTTTTTTTTTAAGTTGAATTTTTTATACTCTGCCTATAAAGCTGCCCACTAAGCTGCCTCCTGATTTGCTTTCGCTTACGAATCATAAACATCTCGGTTAAAAATGGGCATAAATCAGAATGCCTATGATCAAGACTGTAGCAAAAGGAGACGGCTTGAAACAAGTCATCAATATTAGAGTTCCAATGATATCAAACATATTTCCTCCTAATAGATTACTCAATACCTGTAGTATACACGCTATTATGCCAAGCTCCACCACAGATCTCACTGCGATCAGCGTCGCAGGGCATATTGCATGCATCGTCGTCCGCCACTTGATAGCCTACTTCATTGCCAGCAAAGCATTGGATGCCGTATTGCAAGCCAGCGAACTTATAGCCAGCAGTCCTAGCTGCCTCGATACAGGTTTCGACTGTCGCCCCTGTAGTCATTAGGAACGCGGGTAAGGCTCTAGTGCTATTATCTGTGAAACAGCCTACATACACCGGTGGGCTGGGTGTGGGAGAGGCTGCCGGGGCTCCTGGAGGCCCTTGAGGTCCTGCGGGACCGACTTGACTTATTTCCATAGGACTGCCACAGGCCATGAGTGCCATAAGAGACATGATTGTGATTAATTGTAGGAGTTTCATTATTCACCTCTCCAGTTTGAGTTGATGTCAGCGCCGTACTCATCTTCGAGCTGATCTAGCTCACTGCTTGTGAGGTCTAGGCCAAGGGCTGTGTAATAACCCTTGTTGATATACCTAGAACCGTCAGAATTCCTGCCTAATTCGACTTCTACTTCTTCATTATTTAGTTTGAGTATCATGCTGCCTCCTTAAGGTTTGGATAGTTGCTGTTAATATAAGTGTCGTACAGACTTTGGAGTTTGTCTAACTCTTCTCTCGTTAAGTTTGTATTAAGAGACACATTGTAACCAAAGTCAATACTCCTAGAGCCATCAGGGTTACTAACAATGATGACTTCGATTTCGTGGTTGTCATACTTTAATGTCATAAAACCTCCTGAAAACAGATTACTACACGGTTTTTAGATGTTCAAGCACTTGTTGGGAAGTTCCAACAAACGCGTTTAATTCGAGCGCACGAGTTTTGTATGTCTCAATTCTTGTCAAATGGCCTTTAGGGATGGGAGCGCCCTCGCGAGTCTCGTATCGCTTAGTCGTAGTCTCTGGCGTCTCAATGATAAATACTGGGGTGACCTTGAGAGCCGAAGTGTATTGAGATACGCTGAAAGGCGTTTCGACGAGGATAGGTTTGTCTGTACAAGAGGAGAGTCGCTGGATAGCTGCAAGATAAGACTTGAAGTCTGGAAAGTCGTCGTGAGGCAAGTAGTCGAACTTAGTTTCGAGCTGTTTGGCAACCCATGTTTTGCCTGAGCCTGGTGCACCGACGAGTAAATATATCATGTTACCTCCTGCTGAGAGACTATCAAACGGGAGCTGAGAGGTCAATCCATTAATCTAGTGTGTATCTTTTTGACCCAAGCTATAAACTCCTCAAAAGTTTGCGCGCTTTTAGCTGTATTACAGACAGCACAGCAAGGCAAGCAGTTATCTGTCGTATAGCCTATGGTATTGTCAACCCTATCTATGCCGACTCTCAGTTTTGGCCAATCTGCCTTTTTACCGCAGTAGGAACATTCAGAGATTATCATGTCAAACGCTTCTTTATGAGACAACTCCCATGACTTACCGCGCTGTAATGCCTTGTATTTTATATCGTTGACCACGTTAACGGCTAGTGACCCTCGACGGCCCTTTCCTGTATCTCTAATACCGCCCAAGTTTGTATATTTTTCTTTATCGTATAGACTGTCTGTAGTTCCGTGTCGTTTAAATCTAGCATGGTGCTTACGGCAATAACCAAATGCAAAGTGCTTCATATTACAATCTTTTACTGAGCAGGTTTTCATAAAATCTCCTTACATGATTACTATACTCAAAAGAGATTGTGTTGTCAATGATTAAAAAAAGGCCTAGGATTTTACCCTAGGCCTCTTAAAACAGGTAGGCGTTTACTGACGCCTCGTTTGGATTCTTACCAGATAAGCATAGAACTCCTATTTTAGCTAATAATCATCTTACGATGAAAGTTGGACCACACAGTTCCCAATTTTTGTTACTCCGACTTTCGTCGTGGCCTACTCACCTCTTCGGGCTTCGGCTCTCTGGCTTCTTCTGTTATACCAGAGTTCAGACTATCGCATCGGCTTTCGCCGTTCTCTCACTTAGTCGTTCACGGTGCTTTCGCTTCCGCCTTGTTATCCGCTTCCGGACCTCCAAGTCAATCAGAGAGAATTTATCCAGGTCAGAATTGTTTAACCTGGAGCTGAGCAAATCAAATTTCCGTAATCAAATCAATAACTTAACTGCTCAACTTATTGCCCATTACGATTAGCAGGCAATCCTGATTTCCAAGGCATCGGCATTTCCAACCCTTAGGCCTTCTAACCCCTCCATCCCGTACGTGAGAATATGAGGGACCTTTCCCAAACTTCTAAGCTTCCAAGTATTCATGGTAAGCAAATAAGCTGTCTGGGGAGGGCAACTTCTGTCAGCTAGGACTGTTACGCGTCCGTAGGCTGATTGGAAGGTAATACCCTCGAAAGCCACTTCAACTTCATCGTGGTTGACTTGAACGTATTGAACTTTTGCACCAAGCGCATTCACTAATGAAGCGTATGAAGCGAAGTCCATGACACATAGCGTGTCTGTTATCCTACAAGCTCTTTATCTCGTAGTTCTAGTATTTATGTATGAGAATAATCCGCTTACTTTTGCTGGACTATCCTGAAGATACCCTAATGCTTGATTACAAGGGTTGCAGAGAAGACCTCTTACTACTTTTGTCTGATGGCAGTGGTCTATATCTGTTGCTATCTTACCGCAGCCGGTTTCGCATAACCCTCGTGACCTTGTTAGCAATTCTTCATACTGGTTAACTGTTAATCCGTATCTACTTAGTCGGCGTTTTAATCTATTTTCAGGAAGTTTATTCTTAGCTAGTATCTTGTCTTTTCTTCTTTGGTATCTAGCTCTGTCTTTTTCCTGACGTTTAGGATCTTTACGCTTTCTTTCGACGCCTTTTTTGTTATAATCTCGTTCGTGGTAAATCTTCTTTTTGCATTCTTTGCAGTTAGATGATTTTCTTCCAGATTTAACATCAGACGCATGAAAGTGATCTAACGATAACAGTTCATTATGACCAGCACACTTCATACTAGTTCGGACTATCTTATCACCCGTTGGGGTGTCATTCACTCGTGGATCTGTTTTATTCTTCATATCTAGATTATCTCATAGTCTTTATGAAGTTTCAAGATCTAGTCTCTACACTGATGTGCCTTATTATAGTACACATTTAGCTCGGTATTCCCATTTCAGAGTTCACCGATTTTGAACGATTTGCTACTAAGCATTACTGCTTAATGGGACCTATGTTGATCCGGCTTTCCGCCCTCTCTATTGAGAAAGGCTAAGGCATTAGTCATTCCTTCTTCGATGGTGTAAGACTGTGCGTTGAATCGACAGCCTGCCAACCTTGTAGGATCTGCAGAGCGGTTAACTCCCCAGAAACTATCGTTAGAAGCAGGACTGGTGACTGGAATCCAAGCTGCAAGCCCAGACAGCGCCAGGAATGAACCTGTGTTAGTAGCGCCTGTAGAAGGAAGGTCACCAGAGACTGTCAAATACGCAAGACCTGTGCCAATCGCCCAGTTGCTTGACAATGTAGAAGCCGAAGCTGTTCCATTGATCACACCTGTGGATCGGTTGACTGCCGTAATCAAGACTGTGTCTGTCGAAGGTGCGCCACCATCTGTAGCCGAGGCTACGATGAGCATACCAACTTCAAACGCAACGATTGATTGCGGGTTAGTCAGAGTCATAGTGACTCCACCTGGGGCAGTACCGCCGACTTGAGTCGAAGTTGCAGAACTGATACCGCGTGTGGCGGTGCCAGAGCCGAACAGCTCAAAAGCGATATTGTTTGTCAAGTTGCGGAAACCGCCATCCATTTGGAGTTTAGCGGCATCAACGAACGCTCCTGCGTTCGTTTTAGTCTGCTCCATAAGGAGGTTAGTGATTGTCACGAGTTGATAGTCTTCGATGACAAAGACAAAATAGCTAACTAGTGCTGTTGCTGTCTGTTGAGACTGGGCATTAGCAAAAGTGTGGCTACGTCCTTGGGGAGTGCCGTATTCAAGAGGCACGGGGATCAGTGTGTTATCGCTAGGCTTTTTATCCTAACTTCTTAAACTTTCTTAGATAGGTTGCGGTCATTTCAAGTCTTGTTATATCTTCTTTGGCGAATCCTACTAATGGATTGCATCGAGTACATAATAAGGCTCTTACCTGCCGAGTTGTATGGTCGTGGTCTACATGAAGTCTACGTTTGAAATTAGATTCATGTTCTCCACAACAAGCACAGCTATTGCCTTGAGATAGGAGCATTTTATTGTATTGCTCAGGAATAATGCCATAGTTTCTTTTTAAACCTCTGACAAACTCTTTATAAGAACGACATTCTTTACAATAAGGCTGTGTCGTTTTCTTACCTCTAGAGATGCGACTAAATTCTTTTTCGTCTTTAGTTTTATTGCATCCTTGGCATATCTTTTGTTTAAGCTCAGCATACATCATAAACCTCTTGGGTTTCCGGTCACTCTTGGTACTATTTTATTCTAACATATCAAGTAGTTAGTTTCAAGTACTACGCGTTACACTGTCTCAAAGTCGTTACTATCTGAGATTAGCACGGTATTAGCGTTTCAGCCTCCACCGTTTTTGACCAGTTTTCTGCTAGCTATTACTAGCTAGTGGTACGATATCCATACTTACCTGCAAAACCGTCCATTTATGCGCAGGTAAAATTACCGAGAGACCCAACGGTTACTTAGAAGGACTCTCGTTTTTAGGCACTAGTGCAAGGAATGGATTTTCCTTATACACTAAATCTTTCATGTATTCCTTGTCATCGGTATACAATTCTTTTAAAGCTGCGATTTGATTCGCACTATTGGCATAAACTGCTGCCATTTGTTTTTCCTTTAATTAATATTTTTACGTTGTAGTCGAAATGAATACAATCGTATGTCTCTCAACCCTCTTACTGCGCTGTTATACGACTCACAGGGGTGTTTTAAGACTTAAGCTCTCCTTTAAACGCTAGTAACGCTCTATCTCTCGCGCTAAGCTGCCGCGTTGAGCTCGTAGCATTTGTTAAGGTTTTCATTTGTGGCTGCGTTTTGCTCAAGGGTGTCTTCCCAGGAGCGTTTGTCGAGGCTGTTGCACCAGCCTTCGCCATTCGCTGTTTAATTTTTCCTATGTTTGTAAGCTTCATTGCTTCGTCGATGAGGTAGTTTTCTACCTGTTCAGCGGCTTCCTCGACTGTCAGAAGTACGCCATCTTTGTTGTAGGTCTCTGTAATCAGCTCCACGACGTCATTAACCGAGTTTGTAGCCTTGATAGTCTCGAAGGCAGGGTCGGTATACACCAGCTTCTTTGCGTCGGTCTTGATCTGGTTTACGGCCGCCTGGTAGGCTGCTGTCTGTTGCTCGGCTGCAGTCTTCTGGTTAGTGGTATTCTGTTCCTCTAGAGCCTTGATTTTAGCCTCTAGACGGCTTATAGTGTTCGTTACCCTTGGGTCCTGGGGTGTTTGGCTGGTCGAGACTAATTGTTGAACAGCGTCTTCAATAGGCACTCCGGCATCGACTAGGACTTGGAGGTAGTTTTGTTTGATCTGGTCTTTTGAGTAGTACCCTTGGCGATACTCATTGTCTTTAGCTGTCAGCTGTTCTTCTTTAGCCTTGATGGCCTCTTCACGAGCTCGGATAGCCTGTTCTTGCTGTTGGGCTTTGGCTCTTAGTGCTTTTTCTTGTCTAGCAAGCTGAGCAAACTGCCTCGAGAGTGCTGGATCTTCAGCCTTGGGCTCTGGAGTGGATGCTGTATCTTGTTGATTGTCTTCAGTATTGTCAACTTGGCCGGGAGTTTGGATTGCGCTCAGCTCTTCGACCGAGATGGCATTCTGGTTAAGTACTGGAGATTGTTGTTGATTTCGGCTTTGAGGCTGTTGCTGAGGCTGCTCACTTGTGGGGGCGGCACTCGCTTGGACGAATGCAGCTTTGGCACGTGATGTGCGGGCTGCTTCAGATGACTGGGTTGGTTGAACGGCGTTGGCCGATGCTACTTGAGTTACTCTCATTTGTTATCCTTGTGTGTGAGATTGTAAGTGTAAAATGTCCAGATTGCTTTATACCGGGTGATTTTGGCTTTCAACGATGCTTTAACTTCATCCCAATGCTGTTTTCTGACTAAAGCAGACCAGGAGGTGGCTTTTTGCTTGATCTTAGTCTTTTGTACTTCATGGTTTCTATAACCAATATGAATGGTCTCAATAACAATGTCTTTTGGCTGTCTTTGTCCGCGAGTTAAGTAAAAAGGTTTGTTGAAAAACTTAGTTAGTTTCTGGCGGAAAGACAGGCGAGGTTTCACGACTTCTCGTTGTGGAACGGCATACCATGCATCTATAGCTCTTTCTCGCAGAGAGCGTTCTTTTGTTCTAGATTCCATATTTTCCTTTAGTTGTTGGCGTTTGAGCCTTGGTGAAGGTAATGGGTTGAAGTTTTACTAGAAGTCAGGGCTGTTACCATGTAGGTCTGTTGGTTGTCTACACCTGTGTAGACTTTAGACTCAGACTTGTCTACATGCGTATAGACGCGTTTGGGCTTAAATAAGCTGAGAAAGGCATAAAACAAATACTTCATTATTGTCCGGCTCCGTTTGGCACTAAAGGCGATGTAGGCATAGGTTTGCGCCTATAGGTTAGGTTTTTATTTGATTTCGGATTGTGGCTGGCGCGTATCTTATCTTTTACCCATTGAGGACGTTTGCGGCCTTTAAGAGCAGTTGATGTTTTAGCTCTAGCTTCGAAGCTACGTTTTTTACCAAATTGAGGATTCTTTGCGCCTTTTTTTGCTTCGGATAGTTTTTTACGGCTCTCAGGCGTATGTGATGCGCTTTCTCCGCCTTCGGTTAGATTGTAGCCTAGCGGGGCCATTGTGCTAAGTTCTTTAATGAAATAAATCTCTTTTTTAGTTATCTGCTGTTTGCATTCAGATTCAAACAGTATTTCTGAGGCGAAGTTTTCTGCTCCATATTTTTGAATAGCTTTATTTAAAGCCGTGCAATGAGAGTGCGATTTACAATGTTGGAGGAATCGAATTCGCAAAGAGCGAACTGTCTGCCCCACATAGCTTTTGCCATTGATTTTATTAACTATTTTGTAGACAATCATCGCTGCGAGTTAATCCCAAGTTGTTGTGGAGGAGGAGCTACAGAAGGTTGAGGAACACCTGCTTGTTGAGGCTCTGGCTGCATGGGTTGTGGAGGCGGCTGAGCTGCTTGTTTAATTGCCTGAATTTGAGTAAAGAAATCACGAAGCTTCTGAGCTTTAGACTCTTCTAGTTTGGCTTGACTATATAAGTTGATGTATTGAGTTGTTAAAGTCGTAGCAAGTTGTAAGTCCATAAAAGGATCAGGCGGAGTGTACTTACCTGTTTCGATAATGTCGTCAAGAATTTGAAAAATTCTTTCTTCTCCCGCGTTAGCAAGTTTTTCAATTTGCTCAAGGTCAGGATAATCGAGTAGGCGCCTGCCTTCTTGAAGAGTCACCATGCCACTGGTGACCATTTCAGTCACCTTGGCTAGGCGTCCGGCTGGGTCTTTAGGGAGCGAACTTTGGGTGAAGCACTGGATGACAAAGGTGTCAGCTACGAGGTCTGATTTCTTGAGGTCGATTTCTTTGGTGCTGTTCTTATTAGGATAGACTGTAGAGTAGCTGCCTTGCTCTTCAGTAATGTCCTTGGCTAAGTCTATGATTTGATAGGCTAAATCAATAAACATATTGTCATAGCGACGAGATAGACTAGCAAAACGATCTGTCGAAATATCATCATAAGTTCGTATTGCTTCCCCAGAATCGAGACCCTGAGGCTTTTGTGACGAGGCTTGAAGGGCAGACACCCCTGATTGCTGGTATCCATATTGGATTAGCTTGTCTCTTTCTGCATAAAGGTCTGAAGCGTTTGATTGAGTGACTTCATATTCTGGCTTTACAGCACCACGATACTTTATGATAGTCCCTATCTCATTGTTGAAGGCAGCAGAGTTTACTTTGGAGCTTTCCTCCATAAATATACGCGGAACGCCTACAAGCTTAATTGCACGCGAAATCGTGTACAGGATACTGTTTAATTCCATTTGAGTGCCCATTAACTGCTCTGCCACACCTTGGCTCCAGAAGCCTAATAGGCGAGGAGCGTAATGGAGGAAAGTGAATGGGAAGCGGTCCTTAGTGTACTCTTCATCTATCAGGTAGCCAGAAGAGCAAGCGAGAGTATGTCTGCCATCACTAGCGTTCTTGCCTGAGCGCAGGTGCCAGCCTTCGACTACCATGATGAGGTCAGAGACAGTCTTTGAGCTGTCAGCTGAGTTGTCTGGGTAGGCTTTGGCTGCAATCTCTAGTTTTTGCTTGAATTTAGGAAAATTGGCCATCAAGACGGTTCTGTCGACTAGTTTGATACGGTACAGTTGTCTTGGTTCACCATACATGGACTCGTTGGGATCGACTAAGAGTTCTGTCAATAGAACGCGCTCTAAGCCTACTCTGTTGTCTGGTGTCTCAAACGTATGTAGGACACCTGTGCCTTCGACTAGGGCGTCTCTCATGACAATGGCAGCTAGTTCATAGGCTTTGGTGTGGTAGAACTCACCTAAGATAAAGTTATTGAGCTTCTTAGCTAAGGTACGTTGTTTGTAGTCCCCGTTGTCGGTCAGGAATACTGGTTGGGGTCTGGACTGGGTGATGCGGGAGACTAATGTGTCTGTTACGCTTTGTATTAGGTTGAAGGTAGGACGCTCTTGGGGGAGGCCATAGGTCTGGTCCATCTTAGAAATGTTTGAACCTGCAAAGGAATAGAGGCTTTGGTTGCCATATAAGCGAGCATAGACGGCTGCCTGTCGATACCTGTATTGTTGAGATTCTTTTAGGTAGGCTGCAGTCGTAAGCATATAGGAGGCAGCTTTGTCTGGATTAGAGTCCAGCCACCATTGATGCAACACCATAGACTCAGTAGTCGGCTGAGTCTTGAAGGTAACTTTTGATTTAGGGGCTGGAACGCCAGTGACTTTCATTATTGTCCATCACCCATGTTCTGTACTGACCACATTAAAAGAGCTTCTTCTGTAATCCCGTCCATAGTAGGAATCTTGGTTTCATCTGTAATCCCACCAGGTGTAATAGGCTGAAAGGCTTCGTTGGCTATGGCTTTAGTTTTACGCTGTGGAATCTCCATTTGCGGGCCGAATTGGAACTTGACACCATCTATCTCGATGGTTTCTACGCCCTGCTTACGGCATAGTTGCATAACCTTTTGTAACTGTTTAAGATTTTCGATTTTCATTAGCGGAATTGTCTCTTCATGTTCATTTTAGAGCGGATTTGGCTAATCATGTCGTGTCGATTTTCTTCGTCATCTTCTCTAGAATCGCCAATCTCATTAGAATCTGTAGGTTGGCGCAAGCCATCCATATCACTGTCGTAGTTCTCTTTGAGTGCGGCGTCTTCGTTTCGATTATAATAGCCATTAGGCTGCTCTTCGTTATTAGAGTCAATGTCTACCATACCGCCATCAGCCATGCGAACGGCTTCGTCCATGTCTAATGCACCTGAGTCGATAGCTGCATGCATGCGGTCTCGTCTAGACATTATGGCTGCTGCTATAGAGTTGTGCTTCTCTTCTTCGATTTCATCATTGGGGCTAACTTCACCACCTCTGGCATAAGGCTTTCGGCCTGTGCTGTGTTCGTCTTCCATGTCTGAGACTTGAGGACCTTGTCTATCTTGTTCCATTTCATCATGACTGTCAGCAAACTCAGTGCCTTCGTCTTCTGAAGGAGAAGCGCTAGACTCGAGATGAGCTTCATCGTCACGTTCTGAGAGCTCGATACCTAGGTCTTCAGGCTCCATATCAACCATACCGCCTTTGGCATAAGGTTTGCGGTGATTGCTATGTTCGTCTTGCATATCTGGTACTTTAGGGCCTTGGCGGTCAGGTCCTTCTTCATTGTCATGCTCTGGAGGTTGATGCTGAGGTCCGTTGTTAGTGCTGGCAGATGACTGAAGGTCGTCTTCTTCATCGCGAAGGCGAGTGCTAAAGGCACTCGACGGCACCATCTTGGGGTATTTGATAGGCTGTGTCTTAGGCTTAGGAATCATTGGATTTTGTGTCCAGTCGTCATTCCTAGGAGGTTTATTGCCAGTATTCTGGCTCACCATCTTGGAGTCTTGATTCCGCTCGTTTGGCATAGGACGCTTTTCAGACTTGGCATTTACCATACCGCCGTCTGTATAGTTCATGTCTGGAGAGCCAGACTCGACTGTACCGCCAGAGGCTTTCTTCTTGGGCTTGCGCTTGACACTATAAGCAATAGCCAAGGATTGAGCCTTCGGCTTTCCTGCATTCATTTCGGCTTTAAAGTTGTGTTCAAAGGCAGCTTTTGACTTTTTTTGCATTAAAGGCACTTAGGGCTCCTGAGCAGCTTTTTCATTTTGAGCTGCATAAGTGTGTTTTTCGACGTGCTCGCCTTCTTTGTGGGGTTCGGATTCTAGTATGGTGAAGGCGTCTTTCATAGCGTTGGCTACAGCCTTGGTGTCTCGGGCATGAACTGCTCGGATCAATTCTTCTGCGCAAGCGTCTATAGAGGCGCTAGAGTCGTCTTGTTCAGATTCAGGCTTCTCATCTGGGGTACGCTGCTTGATTATTAGGCCAGCTACTGACTTGTCTTTGGGTTTCAAGAATGGCAACAAAGTGGGCCTCCGAGCTCTCTATTAGTCAATATAACAGTCAAATATCACCCATATCCGCCATTTTTAAGCCAATTTGAGTATTCCATCTCTTTAGAATAGCCTTCGAGTTCTCGTTCCCACATATCATTGCTCTGTTGATCTGCCCACTCCTTCGTACCAGGTTTGGGCTTTTCTTTCTCAGGGGTGTGTGTGTATGCATAAGATGCCTTATAGGCGTATAGGACAGCGTCTATGATGTCAGAGTGGGGCTTTTTCTTAATCACCACTTTGTCAGGCGTACTTCTCTCCCAATCTATCTGTACGAGATAGGAGTCTTGTGCAAACCTTGAGGCAGACTTGGCCTTAAACTTACCTGTACGCAATTCGTCGTTTAGCAGCTCTACGTTCTCTTGCTTTCTAGCCTTGTCTGCTGCTTCTAGAGGGAGGTTGAGGCGCCTACGAAGCTCCTCGGCTGCTTTCTTACCGAGGCCTCCTTCATCTATCACCATCCTAGAAACGCTATATTTCTTGTCAAGTGCCTGGATTTGTTCGCCTAATTCTGTTATACCCTGCTTAGTAGTTATCTTTTCTTCTACCAAGTAAGTGACAGGAGTTGTATCAGACCAAGCCAGGACAGCTATGGCATCAGCATCGTTGAAGCCGATGTCTATGCCCATTACATAACTCCATTTATGCTCTTTAGGTAACTCTTGATAATGATTAGCTTTTTCGTTGTATCTCACCCACAAAGAGTTTACATCTAACACCCATCGATTGAGATACTCTCGTTGAAGAGTAGGATTGTCATCTTGCCACTCATGGTCAGCCTTGACTTTAGCTAGGACTGACTGAGGATCTGGCATGTACGGATTGTCTAACATTGTCCATTTATGGAGGCTATACCCGTATTTGCCGTTTTGCGTGATGTCGAAGTAGTATCCTTGTGGTACAGGGCCAGGCGTGCCGGTTAAAGCTATCCATCCATCGGTATAATCGAATACAGAAGGAGTAAGCACGTCGTCTATAAGACTTTGTAAGTGAGCACCCATATCTTGTGCTTCGTCGATAGCTATGCCGGGGAATTTACGTCCTTTGAGGCGTTTGATGTAGTCCTTGAGGTCTGCACCCATAAGTTTAAGCTTCGCGCCATTGGGGTGCTTCATTTCTAGCCTAGATTCAGTAAATGTACATCCTAAGGCGTATCTGTCGTTAATCTCTTGTAAAATCGGCCACATGATACCGCGCGCTGACTCTTGAGTCAAAGCTAGATATAGGCATTGAGACTTAGGATACTTTTCTAGTGTCTTAAAGAATCTTAATGCAAGGCCGTTGCTCTTACCTGCGCGACGAGAGCATTGTGCGACAAGGAAACGAGAAGGGTCATTTATGAAGGCATCTTGGGAAGCAAAATCTCCTTTTAAGACAACCTTATTGCGGACAGCAGCGGTCGTATTCCGCTCTATCACCTCGGTTAAGATGGCAGTTTTGCTAGGTTTCATCCACGACCACTTTTGCTTGTTCTTTTAGCTGTTCGTCTGTAAGATTCCTGAGGCTGTCTTTTTCTCTTGCCTGTAGGTCAAACAGGAGCTTTACAGTGTCTCTGAGGTCTCTAGCATTGGCTGCATCGAGTTTACCTTTAGAGCTGAGATAAAGTAAGTTCTTGATTTCTCTATAGATTGTCATGAGCCCGTCGTCAATCAAGCGGTCTACAGATATGTCTTTTGGAGACACATCTGCAGGTTTTGTTGATGAAAGGTCTGTCTGTTGATTAGGCTTCGGTACTTGAGCCATTAGAACTCTGCGCTGGAACTAGTGTCGGTTTTGAAGCGGGCACCATATGTAAAACACTCGTGAGTGGCAACATAATCTCGGTGTCTTTTACTTGGAGTCGCAAAAAGCCATCTCCTAATAACACCATGCTTGAGATTCGGTTCGGCTCTAAAGTAAGTGTCGGACCTAAGTTACCCACTAGGTTTGGGACAAAGATACTACCATGGAGGACTGCATATTTGATGTTAACCATTTGTTACCTCTGGTGCAGGGGCAGGTTTGGCAGCGGCATCTAGCTGATTACGAGCAGCTGCTTCTTGGTTCAATGATAAGAGTCTTTGATTAGTCTGAATAAGCTCTTGTTCATACACCTTAATTTGGTATTGAATCTGTCCTGCATTGTTGCAGACTTGTGCGTAGTCTTTCTGAATCTCAGGAAGCGCCCGAGGTACCGAAAGTTGTTTGGGTTTTTTAGCTGATTTGTTTGACATATAGTCTCCTTTGGTTAAATGAAGGGGTTAAATACTGTGTTTTTTAGTTTTGGAAGCAAGTCTTTACCTAGTTTAGTGAGGTGGCTGACAGAAGTAGGATATTGCGGTATTAGGGCTCTGCCTATGCCTTTTTGGCGCCAAGTCGTACCGTCTGCTAGCTTAGAACTTTTTACATACACCCAGTGTATTGTTTGGAAGTCATTGCTTAAAATGCTATAACCCAGGATTACATCTGGATCTTCTTTCAGACAAGCCACTTTGATTGTAGTCTTGGCTATCAAAGCTTCTATAACTAGCTTATAGTTAGCCATGAATATGGCTTTTGGTATCTGGCTAAACCAAGAGTCACCGTAATACAAGCCTCTAAGGAATGTAGCTATAACAAAATTCTTGTCTTTAGGCGTGTAGTCTCTTATGTTGTAAAGCCCGGCGAAATTGGTCATGGTGAGAGATATCTCTTTTTCATCTGTTCTTTTAAGTCTTTAAGTCGTTTTTGCACCCAGTCTCTATTAGTCTTTTTGACTTTGGTTTGTTTGAGAATCAAGACAATGTCCATATTGCTGATGCCATTACTGTGATATTCCCACATAACTTTGTCTAATTCTGTTTCGAATGTATGGTCATTGAGAAAGGCATCGCACATGTTATAGTAGTCTATGATTGATTGCCTAAGAGAAGGATCTAAGCCTCTGGGGGTGCGAGGCTTACAGGATTTTGAGCTGCCATCAGAATATTCAATGTCTTCAAAGCCGCTTTTCTTAAGTTTTTTATACCAGGTTTTTTGAAGTTTTTTAAAACTAGGTTGTCTTGGAGCTGACATCTGGAGTCGTAACCTCTGTCGCTGCAGCTACAATTTGTGCTTGTTGCTGTTCTTGCTGTTTGGTTTTAATGTCTTGGAAAACCTGCGAAGCCACTTGATTGGCGGCAGATTTGAGCATACTCCTGATGAAGTATTGGTCTGCTCTCTTACTTGATTGCGGCGGAAGATGCATAATCTGTGAAGCAAGAGCAAAACGCATAGACGTCTCGTCCGCCAAAGGTCCACAAAGAGTTATAATTCGGGACGACCAGGTATTGAATGCAGTCATGCCGACAGGTAGTTGGCGAGGAAAGTAACTTAAGATTCGAAGAAAAACTAGTTTCATGCGCAGGACTCCTTATATAGACATTATATATGTATTTTATGAATAGTCAACTATTTTTATAATATTTTGACTAAGCTGCTCCCAAAGCTGCTCACTAAGCTGCCCATAAAGCTGCCCACTAAGCTGCCCACCAAGCTGCCCCCAAAGCTGCCTATCAAGCTGCCCACCAAGCTGCCCATAAAGCTGCCCATAAAGCTGCCCACTAAGCTGCCCCCAAAGCTGCTCACTAAGCTGCTCCCTAAGCTGCTCCCAAAGCTGCCAATAAAGCTGCCCATAAAGCTGCCCCTTGATTTGTTTTCTTTTAGTCATTTTGAAAGACTCCTGCTAATCCTAGGAATAGCCTCTAATGCAATACCTTCAAGACGATTCGTATTTTCCATAGCATCTTGAAGCAATAAACTCACGTCATCGGCGTCTGCTTCTTGGCATTCTACAATCAATTCGTCGTGGACTTGCATCACTATTTTGCATTCTATCCCTGCTTTTATCAAGTTTTGATGGAATCTAATAGCCGCTCGGTTGATTAAAGATGCCCCTGTGGACTGGATTCTATGATTGCAAGATAAGTTTAATAGCTTTCTGGCCTCATACGGAAGCTCAGCATGCGAGATGTTGCCGTATAATTTAGTAATCTTTTTAGCTTCTGGGATACGCCTAGGACGTCCAAATAAATTAGTCACAAAGCCTTGCTTCTTGGCTTGATCATGCGCTTCTAGCATCATAGTCTTAACACCTGGAAATTGCTCGAAATATTTAGCCATATCTTCTGCAGTATCGTCTATACTCTTACCTGTCGTGGGTGCCAATTGATAAGGGGTGGCGCCATAAGCACTCGCCAGGGCTATGACTTTAGATAAGTCTCGTAATTTCTTATATTTAACACCGAAGGCATCTGGAGAGCCATCTTTCTGGGGCTTTGCATCGTGTTTGTCGTAGACTTCGATGCCTACAACCGAGTAGAAATCACTTGTGCCATCGAAAGCAGCCATGAGTCGAGAGTCTTTGCTATAATAAGCAAACACTCGGGGTTCAAGTTGACTATAGTCAGCTATCACAAACACCTTGCCTGGGCGAGCTATTATACAGTCCTTAATACGCTGGTCGTCTCTAGGAAGGTTTTGAAAATTAGGCGCCTTACTGGAGTATCGGCCTGATGAAGTACCCGCCTGGAGGAAGCTAGGTCGTATAACACCGTACTCTACTCGCTCCTCTATGCCTTTGACATATGTCGACAAGAGTTTCATTTTGCGTTGGTATTCAAGCAGACGCTCTATCCATTTGTATTTATGGGCTATTTTCTTTAAGGCAGCTTTGTCGCAAGCTATATATCCCCACGGCTCTTTATACTTCTTCACTGAGGCTTTCTTGCCGTTACCTATGTAGGCAGGCACGAGGACATTGCCTTTTTCTCGTTCGCACGCGGCGATAAACTCTCTCTTAGCAGGCGCAGTATACGGCAGCCTCATATTTAAGGCCTTACAGATGTTTTTGCCGCCTTTAGTAAGAGTATTGAATTCCAGGCCCAGCTTTCCATATAAAAGCCAGGATAGTTGTGTAGAGGCGCCTATGTTGAAGGTGTTCTTTACTGTGTTGCCTGGGTATTTATCTTTGATGTGAGGAGCGATTTCTTGTTGTATAAAAGCTTCGGCCTCTGCACATTCTGCTTCTAGCGTCTTTTTCAATGCAGTAAGTTTCTTGGTGTCTACTTGCAAGCCAGTCGTATTAAGTTCATAAGTGGGTCCTCTAAGTAGTGGCATTGACTCATCTTTATAAAAGAACACGTCAAGTTTTTGAGCAAATAAACTTGGTATTAAATGATAAAAAAGTCTTAGTGTTAGTAAAGCATCTTGAGCACCATACTTGCCTAACAATGCTGAGTCTGCCTTGTAGAGCTCGTAGTTACTTTTAGTAAGTTGCCCTCCGTTAGCCAATACACTGGTTTTCATCTCAATTTGTTCGTCGGCTGAATGCTCTCCGAATATAGATTTTGCAAGTTCCTTTAGGCCTTTGCGGCGGTTTTCGTCTAATAAGTGAGCCAAAATCATAGTATCTGTATGAAGGCTATCGATGAGTCGTATTTTGAAGAAGGATTCGGCCATTCTACAGTCAAATATGGCATTGTGCATGATTAAAGACTTCTGTACTAACATTTGTATAACAGACTGTGCTGCTTCTTTATTGCCGGGCAGATACTCTAAAGCTTGCGTATCTTTATTCCATTTGGACAACACTACATAATATGCCTTATCTTCTTCTGCGCATACAGAAAAGCCAATAATCTCATCGCTGTTGGTAAGGCCCGTGGTCTCACAGTCATAAGAGACATATTCTTTATCTGACAAGTATTGTTGTAGCTTCTCAATGTCTTGTACTGTGTCGAGGACTATCAGCTGAGGCTTCATTCTGTGCTACTCCTTCCTTGTATGGTACAGATTCATAAGCAATAATCTCAGTCTTTCTGTCTGCCTTTCTTTTGTTGATTGCTTTGCTATTAAAGTACTTGAAAGAAGTGATTTCGTCTTGGGTCATATCTCTCAACAGCTCTGTCTCGCTGTCGAAATACAGCCAATAAGGCACATCTTCTTGGATGACATCTTTTCTGGCTTTCTTATGGCGTATTTTACAAAATTTGAAAGCTGTGACTGTAGGACAAGATTGCTCGTTGTGACAGCGTTTTAGCGGCTGCCACATAGTTATCAAGAAGTCGCAGTAAGATTCAAAGAAGACAGTGCCATAAGCCGCGTCTTTGTTCAACTCCAGGTCACCAATACCGGCTTTTTCTCTTGAGCTTTGCGATTGCATTACAAGTACAGTGTTAGTCTGTACAGCAAAGGCTTTCATGGCATGACATATATCCATAATATCCTGATTTTCGCCTGAGCTGCCTTTTTTCTTAAGAGCTCCGATATGGTCGATTACCACGCATCCGACTTTAATGTTTCGCTCTTTTTGAAATTGCTGAATAT